TGCTGCTGTTATAGCAGCAGTAGTAGCCATTATTTTAAATTGGGACAAGATTGTACAGTTTTTCACAGATACAATACCTACATGGTGGACAGGAACGGTAGTTCCGTTTTTCGAGGGTATTCCAGCTTGGTTTGCTGGGGTTTGGGATACGGTATCTAGCTATTCCATTGAAAAATGGAATGGGTTAATTGACTGGTTTAAGGGTGTCCCTACTTCCATAAGCCGGATAATCAACGATATCGTAAAATGGTTTGATGGGCTGCCATATAAAATCGGGTATGCCATTGGATATGCTATAGGTACTATTGTTGACTGGGTAAATAACATGATCACCACAGTAAAAGAGGAAGTACCTAAAATCATTGAATCTGTGGTTAACTTTTTTACAGAATTACCTGGAAAAATATATGAGGCTATCATTAAATTTAAAGACAATGTTGTCCAGTGGGCAACTGAAACATGGAATACCTTTAGTGAGAAAGTCACGGAGATTATTGGAAACATTGTGGCATTCTTTACGGAACTTCCTGGAAAAATATATGATGCAATTATTAAGTTCAAAGACACCATAGTGCAATGGGCTACAGATGCAATCGGATGGGTAGGAACAGAAGTGCCTAAAATACTGAATGCTATCATTGACTGGTTTAACAAACTACCTAGTAAGATGATTGATATAGGCAAGAACATCTTAAAAGGTGTGTGGAACGGTATATTATCCATGGGTGGTTGGCTTAAACAGAAAGTTAATGACTTCTTTGGCGGCATTGGGGATGGCATAGCTGATGCTGTTGGGATTGGCCAGGGAACTAGCGTTGAAATTGTGCCGGTACAGAAATTTGCAGCGGGGGGATTCCCGAATAGAGGACAATTATTTATAGCAAATGAATCTGGTCCAGAAATGGTGGGGCGTATTGGCGGAAGATCAGCCGTAGCGAATAAGGATCAGATAACGGACGGCATTGCAAATGCAGTATACACGGCAAATGCAGAACAGAACCGTCTGTTAAGAGAACAGAATGACCTTCTTAGGGCGATACTTGCAAAGCCAGGGGTGAATAAGGATGATGTAGTTGATCTGTGGAAGTCAGGAGCGGGAGAGTATCGAAAAAAAACTGGCAGACAATTAGGATTGGCATATTAACATTTCTCCCTGTATCTGGTATACTCTGTATATGAGGTGCAGGGAGGTTGATTAGATGGAAGAGTTGCAGATTCGCTTTGATAATGGGGATTCTATTTGTTATAAATATGGAAACTTGGAGTTAAAAGATAAACGTAATTTTGGTTACTGCCCATATGGGAAAATCGAAGATTATATCTTGCTCTATTGGGAAATGACATTGGACAAATACATAATAGTTATTGGAAATCGGCATATGAAAGCCCCTAAAAAATACACATTATTATCAAATAGCAGATATGGAGAAGATCTTGAGCATTTACATAAGATAATGACAGAGCGGTGTAAATGTGATATTCAACATACATTAACTGATGCTATTAAGTATAAAATATCATACGAGCCTATTGTCATTGAAAAATCTAAATCGGAGTCTATTAATAAGCAGGTCATAGCAAGTCAGGCTGATAATAACCAAGCGAGATGCCCGCGTTGCGGATCCACATCCCTTTCAGCCAACAAAAAAGGCTTTGGCATGGGAAAGGCTGTGGTCGGTACGCTGGCCTTTGGTGTGATCGGCGGAGCGTTGGCCGGGAGTATCGGCGCAAAAAAGATCGAGGTTACATGTTTGAAATGTGGAAAGAAATTTAAGGTATAGGAAAAAGCACCTGGGGACCGGGTGCTTTTGTTATGCTCGGAAGAGATTTATAAATGTTTCTGAAAAAAATACAGTATACCATAAAACATAATTTTCAGACAACTTATATGCTTTGTTACTATCTAAAACCGTCTAATAACTTTTAACAACTTTTAATAGCTATTAATAACTTTTAATAACTTTTGTTAATAAAAATGACAGTAAAAAATTGCAAATAAACAGACGGAATTGTGTAAACAATAGCATTGTTTACATATGGATTCAGATATGATATGCTCCGAATAAGAAAACTTGGACATAACTAGTGCTTTCTTAGACTCTCAAAAAACAGATCAAGGTTACTGACAAGATTATTTTTTTCGGACTGATAGTTTTTATAAGCATTTTCAATGTCTGATAAGTCTGGCATTGCTGAATCTACAAATGATGACTTTTGGGCTATGGTCTGTATGGAAAGAAGATTTTTCATTATATCTTGGAAACGTTCCATACATTGTGTGCTATTAGGGGATCTCATCAGTTCATTACAGATAAGATATAAGTTATCAAGGATAAGCGAAAGCTTTTCCTGTATCATCAATGGTGCATTATTATATGATTCCTGTATACTTTTTATGTCATCATTAAAAACGAGACCATTAAAGGAAGGAATATCTGATTTCCCAGTAAGATAATCCAAGCGCACATTAAAAAATGTAGCTATTTTTTCCAGTGTTTCATAATTTGGTTGCTGAACCCCATTCTCATAATTGCTGAGTGATGAATATGAAATATCAAGCTCCTTACCAAGTTGTCTTAATGTATATCCATGAGCAGTACGAAGTTCTTTTAAACGTGTTCCAAACATAATTACACCTCCTGGCTTAAGTATACTTCATTGTTATGAAAAAGTAAACAAAGTACTTGACAATACGCAAAGGTAAACATATAATAAACATGTTATGAAAAAATAAACAAAGGAAAGGAGGAAGAACAATGCGTCTTGATAATCGGAAATTATTGATTATAATGGCAGAAAAGGAAACAGGCGTTAGAGCGCTTGCTAGACTCAGCGGAGTTTCGGCAGCATCAATTTCCAATTATATTAGAGGAAATTCCAGTCCAACATTACAATCACTAGGGAAAATTTCCAAAGGGTTGGGGATACGAGTAACTGAAATATTGCAAGATGAAGAAACAAAAAAAGAGCAAACACGATAACTTTGGCGAGTGCGTGTTTACTCCAATGCAGAACCCGTTAACAACAGGAATCCATGTATTCAATTATAAAGGATTCCACTTGGATTTTCAAGGAGGAAAATTTATTTCATGAAAAAGAATGAAGTTATGGTATTTGAGAATGAAGAACTGGGATTGCAGGTGCGGACACTTATGAATCCTGATGGGAGCATTTCAGTTAGTGCAGAAGATACCGCAATGGGTTTTGGGTGGTTTAGAACAGAAGTGAAAAATGGCAAAGAGTATACTTCTGTAATGTGGTCAAGATTAAATGGGTATTGTAAGGAGTTGGGTTTCGCACACGAATGTGCGAAAGATGATTATATCCCTGAAAGCCTGTACTATCTCCTTGGCATGAAAGCCAACAATGAGAGGGCGCAGAGATATCAGCGATGGCTCGCTATGGAAGTCCTCCCCACCCTCCGTAAAACTGGTTACTACGAAATGCCCAAGAAACTATCTGCCACGGAACAGCTACGCCTCCAGAATCAGGCAATACTCGAAGTGGATGAAAAAGTAGAAGCTGTCAACCAGGATTTACAGCAGTTTAAGCAGGACATGCCCATTCTTGGAATCGAAGAAGATAGGATTACCAATGCTGTAAAGAAAAAAGGGGTACAGTGCCTGGGTGGTAAAAACAGCAATGCATATAAAGACCACTCACTAAGGCAAAGGCTTTACAGAGACATTTACCGTGAGTTGTATCGGCAGTTTGGGGTTAGTACATATAAGGCTATCAAAAGAAGCCAATGTGATATTGCAGTAAGTATTATTGGTGGTTATGAACCTCCTTTGATTCTGGCAGAGCAGATTTCTGATTGCAATGCACAGATGAATATAAGCCAGGAGGTGGCCTAATATGTCATATCCGATTAATGAGGATGAGTTTGTTGAAATCTGCAAAAAAGAACTGAAAGAGTATGATGAGACAGATATAAAGGTAGCGCGTGCAGTTGCTATAGCCTTAAACTGGGCAAACCATAAAAAACAAACAGCATAGCAAAATAATCAGAACGTCCTCCGGGGCGTTCTTTTTATACATATTCTTCAAGAAAGGAGGTGGTGCGTATGCCTGCATACAAAGGATGGCTGTTGAAATTTGATGGTCGTATATTTCCCATGGACTACATAGCTCATGCATCATATAACGCAACCCCGGATCAGCGGCAGGATGAGGATTCCTATCAGGATGGGTACGGCGCTCTACACCGAAATGTATTACCGCACACCAGGACGAAGATTGAGTGGACAACCCCCTTTATGCACTTAATGGATAAAATAGACATGCAATCTTATTTCCCAGACCGCGTGACCATGGAAGTAGAGTACTGGAATGATGAGCAGAACGAGTATGTAACGGGTACATTTTACGTGCCAGACATCCAGTTTCCATATTATGATGTTAGCGACAATGATATACGATATAACCCCATCCGTATAGCGATGATCGAGTATTAAGGAGGTGGTAAGGTGCTGGATGTACCGGAGATTATAAAGCAGCGGTGCCGGTCAGACAATAACAGGGCAGAGACAGTGAAACATCTGGAACTGTCTTTTTTTGATGGCGGAGTAGATTCGTTGTATCCATCAAATGACCTATATCCTGCGTACGATCTGTATCCTGCTGATGCTGGAGCAGCATGGCTAACTATTGGAATGGACCGGATATGCGCGGAGACTTTAAACCTTACCGAAAACTTATCGTCTGGAAATAACATCATCTGGGGAAGCTGTGAGGCAGCCAAGTTTGTGATCACTGTTGCCGATGTTGAGGATGAGATTGAGGGACGAGAGTTTACTGCCACACTGAATATAGGTGATTATAAGATGGCCTATGGAATCTATGTGGTGGACAGTGTGATCCGGCAAGCAGACCGTAGGAAACGGAAAATCACGGCCTATGACAGGATGGTCAAGTTTGATGTGGATGTGTCAGATTGGTATCATGCCATGTATCCCACGGACGATGCCACCCATACAGTCAAGGAATTGAGGGATAGTCTGTGTGATGAGATAGGGGTTCCGCAGGAGCAGACAGCACTTATCAATGACGGGTTGGTGGTTGGTAAGACTATCAGCCCCGAATCATTATGTGGCCGGGATGTGCTTAAAGCCATCTGTGAGATTAATGGCGTGTTTGGGCATTTTGACCGTACGGGGACATTAGTATATGTAAGCCTACAAGATACCGGCCTGTATCCATCTGATACCCTGTACCCTGGTGATGACCTGTATCCACAATCTGGATGGGCAGCGGCGGAGGAACTGGAATATTATAAATCCATTACCTATGAGGACTATCTTATTGATGGGATAGACCGGGTACAGGTCCGGCAGGAAGAGGGGGATATAGGCGCTGTGGTTGGCTCCGGTGGAAATACCTATGTGGTGGAAGGGAATTTCCTGGCCTATGGACTTGGGAGCGCAGATCTTACCCGGTTGGCATGGTCCATATATGACACAATCGCGGGCAAGACATACCGGCCAGCTAAGATAGCATCCTACGCTATGCCGTGGATCGAGGTAGGGGATGGTCTGAGAGCTATCACCACAGACATGGAGATAGCTACTTTTGTGCTTACCAGGACCATGAGCGGCATACAAGCAATGATGGATACCGTGGAGGCCAAGGGGACCAAAACACAAGGGCAGAGTTTTGGCATTCAGAATGAGATCATACAGCTTAAGGGTAAGACGGCCGTCATAGTACGGAGTGTGGATGAGGTATCTGCCACGGTGATGGACCTGGAAAAGCAGACCACAGCTCAGCTTAAAGTGGTGTCCGACAAGATAACCGCAGAAGTAAAGCGGGCAACAGATCAGGAAGTGGAACTGGCTGGCAGCATAAGCGTCCTGGCCGGACAAATTGAAGCCAAGGTAAGCCGTGGGGATCTGATAGCATCCATTAATCTGGAAGTCAATAAGGCAGGATCCTGCATTACTATGGAGGCTGGGCATTTTGTCTTTAAGGGCAGCAACTTTTATGTGAACGCGGATGGCTCTGGTGGTGCGGCCAATGGTAATTTGACTTGGGATGCATCTGGAGGATTGGTAGCCAAAAATATTAAGCTGATAATGGCAGATATATCCGGGACAACAAACTCCAGCTCCATTGGCGTCAGTACAATGTCCGCCCAAAATGCCAATATTGACCGCCTGACAGTTAATGGATCGTCTGAGATGCGGGATATAGTGTCTGGTGACATATATGCAGATGATATCCAGTGTACCCAGATATATAGTAGCAGGGCCGGGGAGTGGTGGAGTGACCGCCGGATGAAAAGCGATATCAACCCTATATCCTCTGAGGCAGCGCTTGCTGTCACAATGGCGTTAAGACCAATGACATTTTATATGCTGGGGGCCAATGAGAAAGACATGGGCTTTGTAGCACAGGATGTAGCGGAAATAGAATCAGACTTGCCACTGTATACCATGCTGGATGGTTACTATGCCCTACCATACACAAGCTATGTTGCCTTGCTGGCCGGGGCTATCCAAGCACAGCAAGAACAGATCAGTAAATTGAAGGAGGTATTACATGCCAAATAATGAAGGAATGATCGTACACAGTCAGAAGGATATACAGTCAGTGATGAGTTTTTTAAACAGCCTTAGCCTTACCGGGATCGAGGCAGCAAGGAAACTGGCTA